TTAGGGAGACCCTTCTTAAACTCATCAATATCACGAGATCTTGCCCAATTTCTCATCTTTGTACCTGATATAGAGAAAGTCTTACCATCAGGGTCACGACTACCAGTAGATTTAATCTCAAAATGCTTCATACTAAAGTCTACACTCTTATGGTTAGGATTACAACCATTATAATTGTGTAGATACTGCATAGCATTAACCCTATCAGATCCTACCATATAAACACACTCATCATAGTCATAAGCAATATCTTTTGATGCTGTCATACAATATCTAACACACTTTTGTGGATCAGAAGGGTTAATAGCAAGGATTTTATTAGAATGATCAGGAAGTAACAACTTCATCCAATTCAACTTATCTTGTTGACTAAGAGGATTCTCTTTTGGTTCTTGTTTATGAGATATAAAAATACGATAATCACAACCAGCTAATTGAGCAGCACTTTTAACGGCATTAAAACTATTCTCGTGACCCCAAGTGACAGGTTGGAACCTACCATAAGTAATAAAAATTTTCTGACACTTTAACGCCATTGCTTTGCCAAGGTAAAGTTGATGTAGGAGAACTCCAAACGATTAACAAACTTAATCATATCACCATCTTTATGTAGAACATAACCTTCTGGTCCAGTGACCTTATACCCATTCTCAGTCTGAGCAAATGTCCTAAAGGTTTCAAGATGATCTAACTTATCAATAACAAACTGCTTAATCTCTTGTAATTGCTTATAAAGATTCAACATTGCTTTAAACTTAAGTTTATTGTCCTCCAAATAATTTAAACTAGAATGAACTAAAGAAGCCTTTGCTACCTTAGTATTGGTAGTTTTAAGTTTTGAAAGCATTACCTTAGTCTTATCATAATAAAAATTATAAAGACCTTCAAAAGCAGAATCTACATTAGAAATACTACGTGCTGCTTTAATCTCAGCATTAAAAAACTGCTTCAAATATGATGCAATATGCCATTTCTCATCACCAGTAGTACCTTTCTTAGTAACCAACTCATCAAGAAAATCTCCACACTTTTTACAATCACTTTCTATAGCAGAAACCATACTATCAAACTTAACCTCTTCAGTATGATTCAATCCAACCTTATTCAAAGGAGTATCATTATTAACATCCATTACTTCATCAATTTTTTTCAACTTAAGTGATCCACCTCTTGCTTGCATTTCAGAAAGTCTATCACCAGTATAATGTGTATGAAATACTACTCCAACCTTAGCTTGCTGTGCTGCTTTTCCTATAGGATGGTCAACTGGTATGCCATATGTAATAGTATTGGGTCTAAAAGTATAAAGTCTCTCACCATGAACTGTCTCAGTTTTCAAATCTCCAGGAGTAAACAGAAGATCTCCTTGTATCACACCATCAATACCTAACTTAGGAAAATATTGTAATGAATACTTCAATTTCTTTGCTAAATCTGGTCTATCTCCATAATAATCATCAATCTGCTTGTCATAATAACAAGTCTTTGGATTCTCCTTATTAAAAACTGACTTAGTACCAACAAAAAACAATCCATTTTTAGGATTTTTACCACAAACAATAGCAGGAGCACCATCCCACTTAGTTTGCATGTAACCTGTACTGTTATCACATCCAAGCATCTTCCTTAGTTCCTGTAAGAAACTAACAGCAGCCTTACACCCCTCAACTCCATAGTTAAGCATCTCATCCTCAAGGTGTTCTAAATGTTTTAACTGTGTTACGTTTGCCATTATGAAACCTTTATGAATGGACCTGAATCATCTGTTTGAGATGTTCCATACAAATACAATCTTTTCATTACTTCATTTCTCTCATCTACTGATGCATCCATCATAGCCTCTGTAGCAATAAGACCAAAGTACTTAGAAAACTTCCACTGGGATGGCATCGCTGCTATAGTTTGTAAAGTAACATTCTCGTTTTGATCTACGAATGCACTCTTACATTTAGTATATAAAGTCAATAACTTTCTATCAAGACCAGTACCTCTAGATGGTGCAACAGCACCCTGAGCAGAATTATAATCCTTCCACAATCCACTACTTCCACTAATAGCAGACTCAAGAATATCACTTACATTTCCACCACCTATTCTACCATGTTTTGCTGTTACTCCCTGAATTTCTCCTTGGAATGTTGTTCCATCAGAATCACTAGCACGTAACTGAAGTTCTGGATCCTTTCTACTTGCACCACCTCTAATATATGTGTCTATAGAACCAAAGAAAGACACATTTCTATAAGAATTGAAGGTTTTTGTTGTACGTGCTGATGCTCTAGTAAAGTTGTACGGTCTTAAACTACAAGTACTACCAACCTTCTTCAAAGAAACACCAACCAAACTCTTAGCATCTAATAACTCTTTCATCTTCTGATTTAATCCACTGAATAGAGTCTCATTTGTAATTTGACTAGTATCAAAATCACATTCACACATGTAGATATCAGCAGGTGACCACTTGTTTATATCTGTGAATGGTCTCTTACCTCTGCCTTCCTTTTCATTATTATTAACAACATAATAATGATCTTCAACTACCTTAACTATATCAGCACCACCTACATTTTGTCCTCTATAAAAGTGATACGAAGAATTATAATATTCAGTTGCATCTCTCAACTTATTTGCTACTGTGCAACATGATTCAATCCAACCCTCTGTCTGTTCTGATAACCAAGCATATATTGTAGTAAGAGGTACATCAGCATGAACTTTATCTGCCACTGCTTGAAATTCTGCTTGTGATGGTAAGAAATCATCAGCAACTTTTCCATTAGCCCACACATAAGCACAGTACCAACAGACAGCACATTCCATCTTTGCTGTTTTACTAGCACCCATACCAGATCCACTGTTACTACCAAAAGCAACTGTTCTTTCTATGTCAGTAAATTTTATTAAGGTAGTAGAATTACCATTACTAGCAGATTTGATAGCTACTAATTTACCAGCACCTTTATAATCTGCTTGAAAATCTTCAAATGTTTTTTTCCCATCAATGACATCTTTCATATCACTGACAACATTTGAACCAGGTGGAGCTGCTACCATTGCTTCTGGTCCACCAGAACCAGACACCCTAATAATATCTTCATCAATCATATTCTGATAAAGAACCTTAAGATATATCCCACCTTGAGGATGATCCTTCTTTAAATTTTTCCATGACACCTTAGCCATTAGTCCACGCAGGTCTCCACATGGTATTTAGATATGTGTTGCCACTAGTACAATCCTACGCCGCTTCTTTGGTAACATATAACAATGCACCTCACCATCAAAAACAATAGCATCATCCTCCTTTGGATCAGCTACTTCGTCTTCTTGACCAGGAAAAGCATTTATAAAAGTTTTTCCACCAGCGTCTGTAAGATATATTAATGTATTCTGATGTTTAAATGGATGATCAGTATGTGGTACTGTAGATCTTTTATCAGATGAAGGAAGAGTTATATTTAAATTTATTCTCAATATAGAATTAATATTAATATCATTATAATCCCATATCTCACTAAGTACTTTCTCAAAAAGATCAACATATTCTGGTGATCTAACTCTAGGATATTTTAAATCTCCTAAAGGTCTTCTTAAAACTACATGACTTAAAAATGGAGAATTATTATACCCCATCTCCTCACCATGAGTTGAGTATTGTTCAAAAAACCAAGGAAAAGTAGTACCTAAAACAATATTTTTAAGTTCTTGATAGGAATCAGTTTTAGGATTTTTTAAATTTACAAGCATTAGATTACCATACCATGTTCCTCACGTAAAATCTTTTTGTAAGGTCCATCTGGGTTAGCATCTCGTACTTCTTTAACTAATTTTAACTTCTCATACAAAGGAGAAACCTCTGGTTCTCCTATATTCTTACGAGACTTCCACAATTGTCTAACAACAATCTCTAATTCTTTATCGTCAATAGGGAGATCCATTAGCGATCTCCTACTGCACGTACTTCTGATTTTTCTACAGAGAATGAACCACCTGGATATCTTTTCTCTAACTTCTTGACATTACCTCTGATAACATCATCAAATGGTACATCTAATGCCATACATGCCTGTGCAACATACCACATGACATCACCAAGTTCAATGATAAGATGCTCTCTATTATCTTCATTCCAAGGTTTACCTTGAAATACCATCTTCTTAACAATCTCTGCAAATTCACCACCTTCAGCAGCAATTCCAATAGCAGCAGTAGTAAGACGTTCTATGTTAGCACCCTGTCTATCCAGATCACCTAAACGATCAGCAAGACTAACAAAATCTTTACTGCTATCACTAGTGACAGCATCTACAAACTCAGTATACTTATCAAAATCTATAGTCATAATACTTTATACGTTCCATTCAGCAAATTTGGACAATCGGTTTTTTGTCTCAGAGAACTGTGGCATCTCTTCCTCCTCTACATCCATAACAGATGTACTATCAGCAACATCATACAGCCTCATCTTAGATCTGTCAATACCTATCATAAATTTTCTGGTATTAGTGGGATCGTTGTACCTGTTTTTGAGTTGTTTAACCATGATGCGACCCTGTTGCTCCAACTCCTCAGTGGATATAAGGGCAAACATAAGATCAGCAGTGGCAGGTAAGCCAAAAGACTCAGAAGTATCGGTAAGATCAGGATCACTACTCCCAAAACCAGAACGAGTAGTCTGTGTAGCTGAAACAATAGGTACGTTATTCTCCACAGCAAGACCCCTAAGCTCCTCTGCAATCGCTTTGACATACGTATAGGAATTAACAATCGCACCTTTGTACCTCGCACTTGCACATATATTTAAATAGTCTATGAATATTATATCAGGTTTGAAATCTTTTTTCAAGCTTAAATCAGATAAAAGTGCCTTAAAGTGACCTGCATGAGCAGATGCTGTAGGGTACTCTTTTATAATTAACTTACCTTGAGTTTTTCTTGCAATCTCATTAACCTTAGAATTATATAAGACCTCTGGCAACTCAGGTATATCTCTTATATTACAATTCAAAAGGTTTGCATCAATTCGTTCAGCAATTTTCTCCTCTGCCATTTCACATGTAATGTAGAGTACGTTCTTGCCCTCTGTGAGACAGGAACTAGCGACATGGCACATGAATAAACTTTTCCCGACACCCGTACCAGCAAGAGCGATGTTGAGAGTCTTATTAGGTAGACCACCTTTCGTAATATAGTTAAACTTCTCCAGATCAAAGGGAATTTTCTCCTCTGTTTTATGGTAGAAGGCATATCTATCTTTAGATTGTTCAATGTAGTCATGTCCTATATGTTCATCAAAAGAGACAGCCAAAGCTTCCTGAAGGATGCTAGGGATAGCACCCTTGTCCAACTTTCTGTCTCCACCGTCAGCAATCTTAATTGATTGCATCAGAGCAAGGTATATAGCACGGTCTTGACACCACTTTTCTGTGGCATCTACTACCCAATCCTTATCAACCCAGTCATCACCATAGTTCTTAACTTCATTAAGACTTTTTTGAAATGTTTCTTCTGTCAGGTCATTACGATTTTGTAAGTTAATGTTAAGAACTTCCTTAGTTGGAGTCTTGTCATACTTAGTTGAAAAATCTTGTATCTCCTCAAAGATAATCTTCTCATGAAGTTCAATAAAATATTCTGGTTTAATAAATGGTACTACCTTACGATAAAATTCCTCATCACATATGAGATTTCGTAAAATAGTTTCTTCAATACGTTCAGTCATTGTATAAAACGGAACCACCCTGTAGCGATATATTTGTCACATGTATAAACTGGATTACCACGGTGTACATGTGTAAAATAAGCTGGCCATATAACACATGTACCTGCTTTTGGTTGTATTCTAACACCTTGCCAAAGAAATTCAGTTTCTCCTTCACCTTCTGGAACATCATTAAGATAAATCATCCATGCAAGTACACGATCTGCTACATCATGAGCATTTACTTCAACATGCCATCTATGATATCCTTCTCTAGGAGAAGTCTTCTGTATCTTAATATCTTTTGATGCTATATCATTTAATATAAAAGATGTTGCTTTAACTTCTGGTGGAGAATTTCCTTCTACTGCATAGACACTTTTAGGATTAATGACATTGAAATAAGTATTTGAATATTCCTTAACAGATGCCATCAAACATTGATTAATATAAATTGATGCTTGCCTCATTAAAGAATTCGCAAATATATGACGATCTCTTCTCTGAACAATATCTGTAACAGCAGTATCCGATCCACTATTAATAGATTCATATTCTTCAATTATAGAAGAACACCTTTCTAAAGATAAAGCATCAGAAAATATTCCTATAAAAGAATTATTTTCTAAAGTTTTATTCTTTTCAATTTCCATATCCGAATTCAGTACGTGCTGCTTCTTCCAACTTTGCCATTACTTCGTCTGTGAAGTATTTCTCAGGACTAGAGAGTATAGACTTAGGATAAACATTACTACCACCCACGGCGATACGGTTGCCCACCCGTTTGAATACTCCATGCTTCTCGCCAAGTTCCAAGAGTCCATAATAGCGGTCAAGTCCACGTTCGTCAAAGAATAATCTGGTAGCAACTTTAGAACCCTCCTGTGTAAATCGTGATTTTTTTGCTTCGCACTTGATGATATTACCAACAACATCAGTACCATCCTTCTCCTTAGATTTGGACAAGTATATTATAGTAGATGCTGCGTACTTTAGTCCAGCACCACCGCCCATTTCTTTAGCTGGCACATACGATCCAATTACATCATATGTGTGATTGGTGACAATCATTGGGATACCTGCCTGTCCCAGTTTCAAGGTTAATACTCTAAAAGCACCCTTAATTAACTGTGATTTGGTCATATCTCTGACCTGTTTATCATTAGAAATGTCATCCATTTCCTTTGATGTACTAAGCATACCAAGAGAATCAAGAACAAACATCAATGGTTGACGATCATCCTTTGGTTCTTTTAAATACTTGTCAACAATCCTAGTTGCCTGAGTTCTAAACTCTTCTATCGTAGCAACAGGGAAGATGACCATACGCTTAGAATCAATTCCTCTTGATTCAATGATGTCTTTGCTGAGAGCAGATTCAGACTCAAAGTAAATAACCCCACCGTCACTATTGTTAGCAAGAAAGTTACGTACAACACTAAGGGCAAAGAAAGTTTTTCCTGTTGAGGACTCTCCTGCAAGTGCTGTGACTTTATTGGAGGGGATACCACCGAATAAAGAACCACTAACGACAGCA